TGTATCTCCGGCTTGAGCGAATCGAACGTGTTGTCCAAATGTTACTTTACCTTCAGTTAACTTCAACTGATTATCAGTATCACATACAACTCGAATCTTCTTCTTTTCTTTGAGTAAGTTTGGATCGTAGACACCAGCGTGAACCATAATCAGGCCGTCACGAAGAGCAACCAAGTTACCTGCAAATCCTCGCTCACCAGTTACTGTTGTTTCTACGTTTTCAAAATCAAAGTTAGCAATAACTTTATCACTAAGATCTTCCTGCTTTACGTAGTTAGTATTATTAGTAGCGTAGCCCAGCTTATCTGTCAAATCAAAAGTGATGAGTCTCTTAAGATATTGATGCCTAGGCTTTTCCGTAACATTCTGAGATGATACTGAAAGTCCAGCATCTTGATAGTACATCGACATATTATATTTTGTTTCTGCGATACCGCCGCCAGCAATATCGTTCTTGAATCCTTCAACAACAAAGTCCGCAATATCTCGTTGACACTTATACTTGACCTCAGCAAGCGTAAATGTTCTTCCGTACTTACCTGTGTATGCAGTAGCAGTATCGTCTGTAATTGGATTATTAGATTCGTCAAAGTAAGTTGAAACTACTCTATCGTTGTATGGATTTGATGTAGCCGCACCACTATCACTAAAAGTAGAAACAAAGTATCCCCAATAGTTTTTCTTAACGTCATAGAATGTGTCAATTTGTCCACGGCTACCATACGAGAATCCAGCGATACCTGTCCAGTTTACGGGAGTTGTGTAATGATTGCTAGATGCTTCCAAGTTAGAATTTACTGTTCCGACAAGGCTCTGAAGCTTTGTGATAGCTGCAGCACTCAAGTCTGGATCTGCTCCAATGTCTGTGCTTAGCTGAGTATAAAATGCTCCCTCAAACGCTGAGAAGTTTGGGATCAGTGCTGTCGTGAAATTAGTCAGATTCCAAATTGTGTGCGCTGTTCCACCCCACTCCATATCTTGAAGGAAAAAGTCTATCCAATAGTCGGCGTCTCTCTTACACTTTTCTTCTACAAGTCGAATCAGTTCAAGACCGTCATCTACACCGCCGTCTTCTGCTGATCCTACTGCCCCAGTTCCGTAAATACCTCGTGCAAGATCGTAATAATAGTTGTTGACTACTTCACCTTCAACTGTATTTGTGTCAGTAGCGTCTGGTCCAGATCCAGTAAATGTACCGCCGCCCTCAATATTGAGAGTATTAGAGCTTTGGTCGTAGGCTACAACAATAGTAGCATAAGTCGCTTCGACAAGATCGAATCTCTTACCGGTAAGAATTTCTCTATCCCTTACTAAAAGATTTGGAGAAGAGGCAATCTCTTTTTCACCTTGACCACAGAAGCGATAATCGTCGACCTGAGTTACCGATACATTTGAGCCAGTTTCTTGTGGACCTCTCTTTGGAGTTTGTCCCGCAACACCATACTGCGTAGAGGGCGATCTAGATACAGACTGAGTTCTACGAACACATGAGAAGTTATCTCCTACGCCACTGTTTTTAGTTTCCCAATAGTATCCGTCGAAGTTATCGAAAATACCATACTTACGGATCACAGGATTTCGAGCGTATCCGGCAGCAGAAATAGTAGACTTAATACCGAATGTAGCCGCTGATACTCGACCTGGCTGATAGCGGAAGAAACGCTTTGATGTCAGTACAGCAGTCTTATTTCTAGGCGCTTCAACCAGAGCACCCGCTTCGTTAGGAAGGTGCTTAATACCGTGTCCGGCGAGATAAAATTCGGGAGCGTTTGACCATTCTGATGGGTTAACGTCATATGTGTTTACATCAGCGAAGATACCAAGCGCTACTTCCGCTCGGGGAATACCAAGAAGCGAAAGTGCAACTTCTGACTGTACTTTGTTTTGCTCTTCTACGGGAATCGCAGTTTGATCTGAAGCAAGGACAACAGGAATCGACTTCTCAGCAGGCTGTTGACCGGGCGAGACTGGTGTAGTCCGTCCTACGGTTACAATACTGGAATTATTATTTACATTAGTAATGCTAGACATTAAAGTATCCTTCCTTGCGCTAAGACAAACTTATCTGTGATATTTATCTGACCTATGTTTTGGCCATTAGTTAAGTTGCTTGCAGTAATGGCCTCTGCGACAGTCTGACCCGATACGGAACCATTGAATCTAATTTGCACTACAAACGACGATCCATTTTGAACAATTGAATAAACTTCTCCAGTATTCACCTGATTAGCACTATTGCCAGCAGGTTGATTGCTCCATCCTGCATGGAATCCGTTAAATGCCACTGGAGTTCCTTGATCAAGAACAATGCTAGGAGCTAAGTATCCGCTCAAGACATCAGTTACAAGTATTTGATATATAGCATCAGTTTCTGGCACACCAGTTCCTGCGTAGTCAAATTCGCCTGCGTTAGTTCCTTGTGGCAACCATCCAGTTACACCCGTTATATCTGCTGCCTTAACTTGCTGTTCGTATGATGCTGACCATGCCCATCCAATATGATCATTATCTCTAGCATACATTGCTGTAAATGATCTATTACCCACTGAGGTCTGGAAGATCTTACCACCGCTATTAGTAACGCCATTGAATGTTTGATCAACAGTTAAAGTTGTGCTTGTAGAATCTCCATTGATTGTATAGAGTCCATTATTTTGATCACTATCGACGATCTCAATCGAATCTCCATCTAAGAATCCAGACAAATCTGTAGTCGTGGACGTAATAGTGCTACCGGAAAAGTTTAAGTCTTCATTTGGATTTGCATCAACGATAAACGGTGCCTTCTTAACAGACGCTACATCGGCTTGTGGAATCTGGAATCCGAAGATACCTTCCGCTCTAGTTTCGTAAGTCGTATTTGAGATAAGTGGAATAGAAGTCACGTTTTGTGGAGAGTAAATTTCCTCAACTCCAGTTGTCCCAGACTTCTTAAGAGCAAATGATTCAAAGCTCAAAGTACCAACTACTGTTGACGCAGTAGGATTAAGTGAGTTGTAGTTGGTACTAGCTGTTTGAAGTAGATTAAACGCACTACCATTTTCTTGATATACAAACTGATCACTCGAAAATAGATCTGAAGATAGATATGCTTCTGTCAAATCTACGTTGATAACATCGTATTCAGAGTTCAGGCTATCTGGAGTTGGTAAGAACTCGTTAGCAGGTCCAATCAGAACGTTTGGAGACGATACAAAGAATCGTGATCCGTAAATAAACAACCCGCTTCCGCAGTTGTTAATAATATTGTTCGCTACTACGCCCTTATCTGTCAGAGAAACATTGACATTACCAGTATAATTCTCAAAGCGGCATGACGTAATCAATGTTGTGAATGCGGCGTCAGCAACGATTGGATTATATTCATATCTATCTGATAATCCACTATTTAAGAAATCGCAAGTTGTAATCTTTAAGTTTGTAATACCAGGTGAATAGACTCCGCCTCCAGCCACATCGAAGACTCTAACTCTATCGATAGTTACGTCAATAGGATTAATACCAAGATCAATCGCATAATTCTTATCCCCATCAGCTACATCGTTGTAAAGGAAAGAGTTCTTCACGTTTCCATCGAGATCGAATCCAACAAGTGTAATCGTTTCCGCACCCTGATCTGATAGTGATTTGATCATCTTATTATTCAAAACACCCGTTTGACCTCCAGACCAAGGAAGTCTAATTATTTTAGTAACGGCTGTAGTTCCTTCTAAACCAAACTTGCTAGGAACTTCAAGTCCATCAGAAATATAAGTTTTAGCATTGAGAAGAATATTCTTTCGACCAATTGCAGCGTTAGCATTAATCGCAGATTGTATAATAGAAGTATCATTGTGACAAAGTGTGCAATCTCTATTTGTATTTACGTAGAGAGCAGAGCTAAGCGTCAATGTCGTTGTATCTGCAACTGTATTTTGTGTTGAAGTTTCGATCTGAACATCAGCCCATCCTCTTTGAGGTTGAGTTGGGGCTGCTACTGGGAAGTGAATTACAGTAGCGTAAGTATTATCAATAGCGACTGTCGCTTCGATCTCGCCTTGCTTGACGTAAGAAAACTCACCATCTTTTCCCGACCAAGTTGTATAGTCAAACGTGAAATAGTCAATCCACTGATTGTTTACAGTTTCCTTCGGCCCTAAAACTGCTGTCAATTTATATGTGGTATCGCCTCCTTGCTGACGATATAACGCAATTCCTTTGCCTGCTGGAATGTTCGAAAACTGTACACGAATAAAATAATCTGAGTTAAATTGCTCATATACATCACTGGCGCTAGACTCTGTTGGCACTGCGATTTCAACAGAAGCAGTTGTTGACGCAACCTTACTGATTTTACCGTCTTGTAAATCAAATAGTGCGGCTCTATACGAAAAGTCTACTGCGACTGTTCCGGGTTTTGCACCTACAGCTTCTACAAATCCAGCACGATTAGCTGATAAACTAAATCCAGACTGCTCATACGCATCCATGTCCTCGATTGAATCATCAAGCGATGCGCCGAAGATTCGAAGAGTCTGTCCCTTCTGATAGTTTTCAAACACGTCTGCGGAAGGGATTTCTACTATGCTAGATTGACTTGCTGTTACACTCTGAAACTCTGCCGCAGTATCTAAAAGACTGTCACGAATAAGTCCGTTGTCGAATGCCGCTGTAAATTGATTGTAGAATCGACCAAAGTTTTCAACAAAGAAATCGTCCACTCTTTCATCGGTATAGTAAAGATTTGTATTTTCCGTTACATATCGAGTCGATATTTCTGTCGCTGTTTGAGTCGTTACATTACCATTAGAATCTTCTATACTGAATTGACGTATCAGTCTAGAGTTTGGTTCGTCGAATTGAATGTAATTGTTGTCATTCGATAACTGAGTTAAATTTACGGGAATATCTGGAGTATTAGTAAAATTATCGTAGTTTAAGAAATAGTCGCCAGTCTTATATCCAGAAGTTGACACAAGGCCAGTATCGTGATACAGTCGAGTCGCATTTAAATCATTGATTGTGCCCACAAGGCTTGGATTGTCATCATGAGCGTTTAATGCATCAACGATTAATCCTGCGTTCGATGTAAAGAAGTCTGTAGATACAATGGCTTCTTTTAGTTCACCAAACTCGATCTTCTTCGACGCAGTTTCACTATTATCAGAAACAGCAAATAGATCACTGTCTGTAATAGTAGTGCTATCGAGTGGTAGTAGATCACTAAATCTTACTTCTGCCATGTGTTCGACCTTGTTTTATACAATAGAGTTATATGTCTATTTATCATGAGTTCTTAAGTTTTTCGACTTCTTCACGAAGTTCGTTAATTGCTTCTACAAGTAAGCCCACCATGTTACCATAACGAAGTGCTTTAGTTTGTTCTCCGTCAAATGTTTCTGTGCTGTAAACAGCTTCTGGTAAGACCTTTTCGACTTCTTGTGCAATAAGACCGGTCATCCGATCTTCTCTATCTATGTATTGGAATGTGTATCCATTCAACTCGGATACTTTGTCAAGAGCGTTTTCGATTCTTTCAATGTTCTTCTTGCGACGAATATCTGAAAGTGTACCAAACGCCGTAATATCTCCAGTTGTGATAATACCATCACCAGTGCTTGGGGCAGCAACTAACTTAACTCCGCTAGTTCCGCTATCTGCTGTTACTGTCACATCTCCAGTTATTGTATCACCGGTGTCGTCTACCTTGCCATCTAATGCAGTCTGAAGACCAGTAACGTTAGCAATTGTATGATTGTGTGAGTTATCTCCAACTTGTAAATTAATGTCAGAAACATCTGCACTTCCGTCAATTGTGAAATTACCGGTGACATCTCCTCCACCAAAGGTTACGGTTCTTGCGTCTGTCCATTGTGCGGCGCTTGATGCTGTTACAGTTAAGCTTGCTTCAACGGGACTCGTTGATCCATCAAAAGATACACTACCAGACGCATCGCCCGCAAAATCTATAGTGATTTCGTTTGTCCAAGAAGCGACTGTGATACCGTATGCGCCAGTTCCTAAAAGATTAGAAGCAATTGTAATATTACCATCTAGCGTTTGAGTTACGTCATCAATGTAAAGAAGAGAAGCAGTGGAGTCTCCAGTATTAAGATCTGTACCCTTGATTTCAAATCGAGTGTGAGTGTCATTCGGACCAATACTCCAAGTTTCTCCGTCAACAATTCCATCATCCAAATAAAACTTGAGGATATTAGATGCGCCAGCGGGTGTGGTTGCTGTACTAATTAAAGTAAGTTCACCCGTTGTTTCTAAGTCACCAGCAAACTCAATTGGAGCAAGAGCAGTAGAAGGTTGAATCTTATCTGTCTTGATGCCGTCAGTGCTAGTTGTTTCAATTAAACCTGACGCTTCGATATAACCATCAATTTCTAAAAATCCGCTATTCTCTTCACCCGTTCCAATACCATCATTCAACGTTACAATTGAAGTTCTGAGTTCTAACAGAATTTCGTTTGTACGATTCTTCCAAACGCCGAAGGTATCTGTGTTTACAATGTCTTGAAGATTCTTACTCATCTCTGTTTAGTCTCTCTAATCCTTTGATTAAATCGTCGATCTTTTCCTCTATAGCTTCAAGACGAGCCTCTAACATGAACATTTTATTCACACTAAGCTTTCTTGCTTTCGCAGCACGAAGAGCCTGTAAATCTGTATTTACAAGCCCGGCGTTTTTTCTCACAAATGTTTCGTTGTTCATACTACTGCTATAGCCCTATAGTCATAAATGTGTGGGAACAAAGCGGCTCCACGCACTACAGTCGATTGTTCATTATCTTCAAGTTCCTGATCTGTCATTTGACGCATAACAAGCTTGATCTGGAATGAAGAGTAAGCATAAGGCCAGTTTGCATCGCCTGCATCATTCGGATTTGTAGTCTCGTTTAGGAGATATTCAAAATCACGATAGTCTTTAGTGTTTGATGAGTTAGAAAACAAGCCTGGTGTTTGATTCTCTAGCTGATACCATTCGCTCTGCTGATCCGCATTCGTAGGATAAACAAATCTTGCATAAACATCTACGAATGTGCCTGCTGGACGATACGCACTCAGCAACACTTTCAATCCTTCCGCTTCAAATCCTTCTTCAAGAATTACTTCTCTTGAAATATATTTAGATGTATTCTCTTCTGCGGGTGATATGAAATACTCATATGCGTTTATCATAGAAAGATCAGTATCAACAAGCGGAGTCGTGGCCGAGAATCCGTTGTTTGTTAATTCCGCACGAATAATGAAGTCGTCTTTTACTGATCCTTCTGCGATGTTGGACTTACTATTAATAGTACGAAGATTGTTAAGTAGATACGTATTAGATGCATCATCGATATCCCTATCAATTACTATACTATCAACATTATTTTCCGTAATGATATCATAAAGCACAAGATTCGAAGAAGACTTAATAGTGTTATCAATCAGAATCTGTGGCTGAATGTAGGAAATATCACGATTGTCAATTGTACCAATCGTCGCTGTTGCGCCAGATACAAGTCCAGTAATAACGTCCGTAGCTTCAAATCGTGCATCTTGAATTGCAGAACTATCTTTTAAGTGTAATCGATTTGGTCTTGTACTATTGTAGTAAGAAACTCTTCCACCTACAGCAACTTTAGCAGTTGCGCCCGTAGTTCCAGAATATGGCCATGGCTTATCGATTGTCAGTGTGGTATTTGTATTAAGACCAACAGTCTCTTCAAATACTCGAACGATTCTTGCAATGTGAGTATTAGTACCATCCGTAATACTCACGTAACCTTTAGCAATAAATTCTGTTGATTGTCCAATTGTAATTGATTGACTACCTTGAGTTACAGTTGCCGAGTATTGATTAGTCTTAACCACATAAACAAGTTCGTCCGCTTGGAAAGCTCCAATGGGAGTTGTCAGTGTCAAAAACTCAGGGTTATTCGGAACGAGATTGATATACGATGAACCAGTAGACTGGAAATCATATCTTCTCAGTTGGAACTTAATGTCTTCATCTTGATAGGACTTCCAAGCACTATCATTCGTTGATGTGAAGAGTACGCCGTCACCCCAATCGTTAGTGATAGGCGCTTTTTGAATCTCATCAGTTCCACCAACCTTAGCAGTCCAAATCAAATAGTCTGGAGAGTTACCGTCTGGGATTACGACAAAACAGTATTCTTTCTCAACATTCATTTTGATTGGATTACTAAATCTAATAGTAGTTGCAGTAGCAGAGTCATCCGATACATTGACATCAGCAGCCTTCAGATACTTTCTACCAAATGGAAGTACTTTTTGCGAAGGATATCCATTGACTACTTCTCTGATTTCAACAGTAATACCTGTTGTTGCTGACTTACTCTTGAAGAATAAGTCTAACTCACTGACGTACACAGTCGTTGCGCCATTTGCTTGTGAAGCACGAATCGCAAATGTTTGTGCAATAGGATCTGTTGGGGCGGGCCGTTGAATCGAACGCTCGATAATCTCTCTGTCAACGTCAAAGTCAACTGTGCGAGTTGTGGCATTCAATTCAGTTTTTTCTACGTCAAAGTTATAAGCACGATATGTCGCTCTAGAGGAAGATGTCTTGGCTGCTTGTAAACTATCGTATGAATCTACATCAGCAATTTCAAGTGTGTTTTCTCCAACATAGAAGGTTTCTGCTGGAATCTCAAAAACAGCAAGTAGTGTTCCAGTGCTATCAGCAAATACTGGAGTTCCTGCGAGTCCACTTGTCGTTTCGACTCCGTTATTCAGATATGTGGTCGTACCCTTGACTACATTACGGCCTTCAACTGTAGAATCTTGATCGTCGATACCAGTATCAATCAATGCGCCAGGATAGATGTATTGATTTACATCTTGTCCCTCAAAGAAGAAATAGTGTCTAGCGCCTGGTCGTAGCCCGGTGATTGCAATACCAACTTCACGTGAAGCGACGAATGGGGTCATCGTAAAGTCAGTAATGAAGTTACCAACAGACTGAGTGTCTATAACAGATTCCGCTGTAAGACCAAGTACCTCAAATGTAGAAGTTTGAGTTACTGTTCGATTACGTCTAACGCCACTAAATGTTGTTTCTGTGTCAATCAGTCGTTCACGTGTCAGAGGAATAAATTCTTGGATATTATCTACAAGATCTGTGATAACTGAATCTAGATCAATTTCAATGTTTACCGCAGGCGCTTGAGTGACATCATAACCCACATCAAATGCTGGGAACAAACTTGTTTTGCCCTGATAGTTGTAGAAGTTAGTTACACAGTTTCTAAATTGGGTTGCATATTGCTGATCAAATAGAACAACCTGTGTTCCAGTATTTGAAATGGAAGCAATATCATCATAAGATTGGAATCCGACTCCAGCTTCGTCCGAAGAAACAATCATATCAATGGGATACTGGATTACTGACGGAGTAATGACAGTTCTAGTTTTATCTACAGCACAACGGAACTCCGGATCGATAATGTTAGCTACTGTGAGATCTCGACATGCGTCTACTAGAATACCTGTCTTAAATCGATCAAGACCCTGAGCATCCGGAATGAAAACGTCTTTCGACTTTAGCTCTAAAAGACTGAGAGAGACAGTTGTGACAAGACGATCAATTTTCTTATTGATAGCATCAATATCTTTCATCGTATATGTCTTATTAGATACGTCGAAAATCTTAATAGGATTCACGCCTTTGACACTCAAGGCATTACCGGGTACTGAAATGCGGCTAATTGGATACAGGTTTTTCAGCAATGGTCTTGAAGGTGTTTCAGACTCAGCGCCTTTAAAGATACTGATGTCTCCATATTCGTCAATAACTACGTTATCGATCCTAGAAAGATAGTATTCTTGCTTACTGATAATTTGATGATCAGTAGCAATGGGGATATTTGTTCTTTCAACAGACACCGGAGGGTTCAAACTCACAACCTGAGCACCTGTAGAAGAAATAGAATATGCAACAGTAGGTGCAGCGTAGGGTCGGAAGTCTAAACAGTTTCTGAGATCATATAACGTACCATCTCTCGATTCAAATACTCTCAAAAGGTTCGTGCTAGTTCCGCTATAACTATTAACGCTTAGATATCCACTTCCGCTTACTGAGCTTCGACTCAAGACCTTGACTTTAATTCGAATACTTGTACCGTCAGTAAGCGTTTCGCCAATCTTCAGTCTAAGGAAAGATAAATCATAAAAATGATCTTTCTGATTATTTACAAGAACAAACTTACCCGTGATATCTACTTCTGGGCCTGATGTCGGAATTTCGAAAACTTCAAGTAACTTGATAGCATTCGGTAAGCCAATCTTTGCAATGTTTCCAGTTTCTTCATATGTGGAACGAACAAATACATCTAGCTCAGTAAGGGTATCTTGAGATACGCCATTGATTCTCTCATCATAATAAACATACCCAGGCGATCCAGGCGATCCAACAGGCTCAGTTAAGTTAACTTCAATTTGAGTACCGTCTGGAACTACGTTTGTTTCTACTGAAGAAATAGGAGCGATGGTTGAGTTGTTTGCAACAGCAACAATGTTAGATGCAAGAGGAAATCTACCCTGAACCGCATCTGGATTAATTAGAATTTGCGTTGCAGTTGTATCAACACGAAGTCTTCTGCGAACCACAAAGGACGCCTCTTGAACACTCTTAAGACTGTCCTTACCTAGATCAAAGATTCGTCCACCTTCGTTCAATCCATAAAGTGTTCCCGCTGGATCTGCTCCGATAGATGTAAGTGGAGTATTCTGAAAGAAAGTTGGTGATGTATTTTCATAGCCAGCTAACTTTTGTACGTTATAGACATACAGTCTACCTGGTGAAAGAGAAGCAACTGACGCTGAACCAATAATCGTAGTATTACCAGTATCGCTAACAGGAGCATTAATTGTGAGACTGTATTCTGTGCCGTCTAGCTCAAATTGATCGATAACATCAGCAGTGTCTTGATATGCATATGTAAAATATTGACCATAGGAAAGACCAGTAGATTGAGCATCTTTAATCTGGGTGGATGTTGTGCCCTCAATCGGAAGTCTTTTTGCTGCGATGTTACGAATCTCACGACCGAATACATACGCTTTACCAGGCTCTACAACAGCAGATACATCACCCGCATCGTTTTCTTCAACTCTTACCTTAAGACCACTGACTACGTAGTTACCAGATTCTTCATATGTTCGTCGAGCGAGTTCTGTACCAATACTATTGAATTCTGTCAAGTCACGAATTCGAACAGCTTCTCCATTCTTGTATCGAATAAGAGCAAAGAAATCATCAGGCTCTTCGTCACTAGCAATCGCAGTAAGCTGTGGTACTAACTGAAGACGATCTGCGCCCGGCGCATTTTCGTTGTTAAATCCACTCGCATTGTCTAAGAGAGATGCGTCTTGATTCGAGTTAACAAGATTTTCCTTAACAACAAATCCAACTGAAACATTGTTGGGCTGAATCGCCAAAGGAGATCCATCGACTACAACTGTGCCGTTGTTGGGATCTGGTAAGTACTTAGATACGACTACAAACTGAGCATCTACGAATATGAAGTGACCACGCTGATAGATCACACCTTCTTCGCAAGACACACCAAACGAACTTCCAGCGTGATCCGCAACATTAGCAACTGTAACACTAACATTGCTTACAGGAACCTGAGTTGTTGCATTAATAATCTGGAGGGCTTCGCCTTGTTGGAATTCTTTGTCTTCTGGATTTGTGCCAGTGTTAAGATATTTGATAAAGAAAGTTTTAAGATCTGGGGCTTGCGTTTCAAAACCATTTGCCGTAGATACAATTTCTGCTCTAAGACCTGAACTACTTCCTTCGATAATATATGTTGTAGTATCGCTGGGATTAAAAATAGAAGGATCAGTAAATGTTCTGTTATCCGACAACTTGACATACTTAATATCATCACGAGCGGTTAAGTTAACACCGGTAATGATAGTACCTTCTTTATAGATGTTTGATCCAAATCGCTCAACCTGATTCTGAAGGATTGATTGCAGTTGAGTCAGTTCTCTAGCTTGCACTGCACGTGCAGGACGGAACAGAATTCTATTAAACTGCTTATCCTCGTCGTAATCGTCGTAGTATGGATCTACGTTTAAGTCGGTATTAATTCCCATTTAATCCACTGCCTTTAAAAGTCGAATACAAATTTAATTTTTTCCAATCGATCTTCTGATCTGTCTATAGGAGAAAAGTCGATAAAATGCAACAAGTCTCCGCTATATGGAACGTAATCAGAATCAGTAATACTATTTATGGCATAGTCAATACCATCACCAGACTGACCAATATCTTCAATATATCGAATAGTTCCGTTGTTTGTTGTCGCTGGATCAGTCGAAAACTTAGCCGAGAAGTCTCCAACATTATTCGTAATGAACATAACTGTTTTTTCGTAATCCGGATTTTGTACAGTAGCACCTGTACTATCTATAATAAATTCCTGAGTATCGTAATATATCTCATGCACCTGACCTAAGACTGTCTCGACAATTTCTGATCCATCATATACATCTTGCTTGATATAGTAATCCTCAAATACTTTATTCGAAAGTGCCTGGCCAGCAAATGTAATCTTTGTGCGATTGTCAAATTGCTCTGGAAAAGTTTCGCTAAGAAAAGCAGGATTCTTAACAAGACCAACTTGACTATAAGAGTTCGTACCGGGTATGAAAGGAGACGCACCACTGAACGTTGTTGCAACGCTCAACTGACTCATAGCGAGTTCTTTTACAGGATCACTACCATGTCCGCCAGTTGGAGAGACGATGCAGCGTAACGTTGTTTGTGTATAACCTGCTGGAGGATTATTTTCATTTGGTGCAATTGGTGCCGGAAACAAAACTTTCGCTGTTGCAAATTTATAATCAGATCCACCATCTACGATTGTAACATCATCGATATTTCCAAAAGAGTCTAAAACTGCGAATGCACGACAACGATTTCCGGTACTACGACTCACTTCCACTTTGGGAACAATAGAATAATTCTTAGTTGAACTCAAGTCAAAATCGAGTGTCGATAAATCGCTAATTGCGGATAGACTTTCATTTTGAAGTTCCAACTCTAATGTTGCGGTGCCGCCTGCATCATAGGCCGTACTGCTAGTGATATCATATAGAATTCCATCAAGCGGAGTATAAAAATACATATCTTTGTATGCATCATCAGCAACGAATCGATCCCCAGCAGATGTCGGATAGCTTACTCTTAATTTTTTAGTGGGTAAGCTGGTATCGATAATTTCAGTAATACGAACACCTGTTGCTCCGTCTTCGTCAACATGGGTGAATGGAGCAAATTTTGTAAATACGTTTTGCTCAGTTGTCACAACTTTAATATCGGAAATACTTTCTCTGGCAGCATCGATTACATCGAGATCGCCTGGGAAGTTAAAGGGAAGAAGATCAGAAGTTCCGTAAATAATGTATTCCGCTGGTGATACTTCAAACATAAATTTCCAGACGTAGCCGTCATCTAGAGTAATCTGAAAATCATTTGTTCGAAGAGTGTTATCGTCAACGTTTGAAACGGACGGAACACTTTGAGAAGTAGCACCTAGATTGTTTCGAATGCACTTATATACTTTATAAGAAGACTGATTCAATTCTGCTGTCGAAGATCCATCGCCCAGTACGGTTGCAAACATATCAAGTGTTGCTACATCTTGCGTGTCATCAAACTGATCGTAAACTTTTCCTTGCTCCCACAAAGAGTTCTTAAACATGTATCTCACTTCAGTTTCAGAGACTTTGTTTCCGAAGATAACCTTTCGCTTAAAGTTACGACTTGAAAACTGAGTATTCGTAATTTCTGTTTCACCGTTGATTACTGAACCAAAAACATAATACGTGCTAGGTCGATCAGTATCAGCTTTAACAAAGTTTAATTCAGCACCTTGAGGAATATCAAAGAGAGGATTGAACACAGTTAGATTGTCAGCAGTCAAACGAATCGTTGTAGCGTCTACGAATTCTAAAATTTTAATATCAGAAGATAGGGGAATTGATGCGCCAAAGTTTACGAAGTCTCCCTTCGCTAGACCTGTCGCATTAGTAAGCTGAATCTGTCCATATGACGGATCTGATGTATCAGTCACAGCATCGGCATCAAAAAGCTGAGAAGTTTTTCTAGAAATGACACCAGAGTCAAAGGAATCGAATAGCTCCTTTGTTGTCTCAGCTTTGAAATTTTCTGTTATAATCTTTGCCATTTGTTTACTCTTCTATCGTAATTTCAGAATCTAGTGTCAATATTGTAGCGACTAAGTTACTTCCCGCAGGTGCTGTAGTAGCAGTACTGATTAGTACAGTCGATGGGTCTACGATATATGTACCATTTTCGTTAGGACTTTGAGTGCTTGGATCAGTAATATAGTCAGCGTTACTAATATCAAACACTTGCATCTCGACATCCAAATCGGTTGGTGTACTATTGCTACTATTTATCAAAGGAGAAGAGAACTGCTTTGTTCCAGCAACTCCAACTGTGTCCTTAATTAACTTTTCAAAGGAACCCGGTGGCACCCGACTCGAAATGTCGTAAGAGTATTCCTGATAGTAAAAGTTATCATGAATCGCTCTCGTGCTTTCACTAAGAAAAGAACTCTTTGTCTTCCAAGAGCCTGCGCCCTTTCCATTTTGATTCACTCTGAGACTTGAAAGCGCAAGCGGGTTAGAGTTATTAGTATCTTTGACACCATACAATGTAACGACTTCATTGTCTTCGTAGCGGAAGCCCGTGTTTGTAATGGAGATCTCTTCAATCTGTCCCTGCTCGAATCTTGCTTGGCCTTCTATAAATGCGTTACCCCCGAGTGCATTTGATTCCAAATCTCGCTGTAGTGTCAGAACATCATAGGTGCGATTAAAAATTTGAATCTGAAGTGTTGGATCAAAGTCAAAGAAACTTGTTTGCTTAAAGTAGAAGCGATTCTCTTCTCGACGAATATACTTTGCTCTTGCTGTGTACGGAATCAACTGAGGAGTTGCAATTGTAACGCTTGCGCCTTCTGCTTCTTCAGCAAAGGCTTCTTCGACAGTAATCACTGTTCCCGTATTAGACACAACAGTGTACTGTCCGTCATTCAATCCAGATCCAGAAATCGTGATCAAATTTGCAAAAGTTCCAAGGTTTCCGGTCGATGCTGTAATCGTACTACCGGAGAAAGCAAGATTCGATGAGGTCAATGTCAACGCCGCATCATATTTTAAATCTTCAATTGTTCTCTCTTGAGTAATTTCATCGCCCACATTCAATAAGAAGTCGATGATATCAAACTCAATAATTAAATCTTTCTTATCAAAGTTAAAGAGTTCATTTTGACGAACAACACCCTTGACATCGTTTTGATAATCGAATCCATTACTACGAACAAAAATTTGTTCAACTTCACCAATCTTAAGATCAACAACTTCAAATGCATCCGCAAGCGTAGTATTAATGTTTTCTTGTCCTGGGCCGGACATTCCGTAATCCACTCCACCATCAGAGACGATTAGTATTTGAGCACCAGCAGATTCGTTTGTGAATGTTCCAGTAATCGTAATTGTATTTGCTTGTCCGCCTCCACCAGCGGCTATTGTAAACGTACCGTCATTGGACGCTGATCCCGTAATCTCAATTGTGGAGCCTGCAGTAAATGCTGATAGATCTGTCGAACCAGAAGTAATTACTGATCCAGAAAAAGATAGATCATTCGTATCCACAAAGCTTGATAAAGTCGTATTAACATAATCGTCGATAATATCTGTGATCAAAGTGACTTCTTCAATTTCGCTAACTGATACATCAAACTGCGCTGATGCATTCTTAGCGGCGATACGAGTAACTTCAATATCGGGGATTACTACGTTATCCGCTGGATCTTTTGCTATATTCGTAAACTGGACTTTAACCTTTCCGTTATCGGGAAGCTCTGGAAACTCAGTTCCCGCTTGAAAGAAGATTAACTTTTCTTCATCATTCGTATCAATAATAGTTCCTGATCCAGTAATTCGAGATAGAAACTTATCTGTCTTAGCGACAGTACCATCTCCGAGATACGTTGTCAACACGCTAATTGTTTTCTCAATATTAAAGACATTTGCACTTGCAACATCTACTACAAGCGCATTGAACGCATCAAAGTCAGAAGGAGACACATTCGTAATATCAACGGAGTCTCCAACTTGGAGATTATGAGGCGAGTTTGTCGTAATCGTAACTTCCGAAAACGTTTGACTCGGAGTATCAAATGTTGCAGGATCTCCCACAATATCATTAATTGTAACAGTCGTAGATGCTGTATCAGCGTAGTACGCTATGATACACTTCAGTTTACTTGTTACGAGCGGCTCACCTGAATCAGCTATACCGTTATTGTTGATATCTTGGAATACTGTTGATCCCGCATCCGTGAGATCTATAGCTACGCCCGCTAGGGCGTCCGCCAAACTGGTGGCGAGTTTAATCTCGTTATCACTGACTCGAATTAAATAGAAAATATCATTCTCATTGAGTCCCGTTACGCCGGTATTACCTGATCCAATTTCGTATCGAAGAGGAGCGCCTGATGTTAGTCCATGAGACTCAATTGTAATAATGTCTGTTCCAGTATCTACGTCTCCCGCTACAAACGTTAGGACAGGCGCAGTCAATGGAATTGTGTCGGGATCAATAGGTTCGATCACAACATCAGTCGCTTCAATCGTGTCGTAGAGTCTTACGTCTACAGACTGAGTTTGCTCCAGTACAACAACTTGATCGCTGATGAGAATATTATTGACAAGATTATTCGGTGG